CTACTATTAGTCGGCGCACCTGTCCCTGTTGCCAATCCTTTAGCTACATCGTTACTGCCCGGCTGAGGATCTGAAGAGCCGCTTGACCCCGTAAAACTAGCGACTGATGATGATCCCCCTGAATAGACATTAAATTCAGTCCCGTACCCAGCGGTCTTAATCCAGATAAGAGCTTCGTGCTTTGCTGCGGTCGCCCCTCGGCTATAGACGGATTTAGCAGAATCCATTTCTACTTCAACATCTGTGTTCACTAGAAAAGTAACATCAGCAATCGAAATAGCTTTAAAAGAAGACTGGGGAGTACTGCTTTGTAGGTATGTACTGTCCCCTATGTCCCTAAACACTGTCTTGTTTTCGCCCTTAGTGTCCATAATGTTTACGGACCCAGAGCCATCTAAGAACACCATGAACTCTTCTTCAGTGTCCCTAGTAACGATGTGACTAAAAGAGCTACTTAGATCAATAGAGTTGGTCCCTGACTTGATCTCAGCCACATGCTCTGTTGGTGGTCTTTTAATCAGTCCGCCAATAAGAAGCGGCACAGCGTTCTCTTGAGCCTCACACTGATTCATCAACCTTTGGGATGACGGCTGCTGAGAAACCCCACCAGTCAAACTAGGCATGGTGGAAGTAATCAGTGGCATCAGTAAAGCCTCCCTACGCCAAGAGAATCAGTTCTGTTGATAATTCGGTAAACATCATAGTTCTGGAAAATTGAAGAATCTGCGGTGTCCATTTGGAACTCTTTGAGCAACGCAAATGCACGGACCTCGTCCTCACGCGAGAATGCGTGGTGCTTCTCTGAGCCAACCATACGGTCTTGGAACACCCTAGCGGCTTTGATCGTCACATAGCGACGTACAGGCTCTGGTAGCTCGCTCCAGTCCAATACATAGATGACACAGGCTTTCACTTCCTTAGTGAACTCGTAAGTGTTGTCGGTCTTGTTGAACAACTTGTCGCCCCTCTGGGTGACATCTCGGTTGTCAGTGCTGCCAGTCAGTGTTGTAGGTCTGATATCAATCCTGACAATACTTTCCGGCAACGTGATTTCTTTAGTTGTCGAATCAGGAGTAAATTTGACATCCAGCTGAGTATTAAAGTGCCAACCCATAGTCTGCACTTCTCTGCTTACCTCAGTCAGAATGTTGTTTGCAATAGCAGCATCGGCATTCTTCTGCCCTTCAAGAGCTGTAATAGGAGGCTCTCCGACAGCCGACAACATGGTGTTGACAGCCTCCAATTCGTTTGTTCTTGTTCCTGCCATTGTTCTTTACTCCTAAAGAAAAAGGGGACGGCCCTCAGAATGGAAGAGGACCGCCCCCGACACTGGGAGACTCAACTCGCTCAGTATAACACAAGTCTCAGAGGGAGATCAAGTGTTATCAAACTCATCCATCAAGCTGCGTCGAGGATGATCTCACAACAAGCCTCTTCGCGGAGGACGCCGTGACCCATAGCGTACTTAGCCATGAGCAGAGTGCCGAGTCGATCCATGTAGTACTCAGACTCCATTGAGAGGTCCAGCAACTTAACCGTGCCGATACCTTCGGTCTGGAAGACGATGCCACAAGTGTCAGCGAAATCGGCTGAGTAGCCATCAGTTCCACCGAACACGTTGTTGGAAACGCCAGCATCATCATGAATCGTGCCACGGAGATCGACTCCTGAAGGAACATGGTTGCTCTTCATGAGTTGAATACCGGCCACGGAAACGATGTTGCCACTTGCTGTCGAACCGTTGCCCTCATTACCGTAATCACGGTTGATTGCGTCCGTATTCTCCTTGATCAGTTTGTAATACTGACCGGGTGGGAGAAGACAGTAACGCCCCTCACTAGGGACATTCTTGGAATCAAACAGTTCTGCTGCCGTGAACAGGGCCTGAAGCAGGCTTTTTCCGGTGGAAGCAGATGGGGCTGACCCGTCGGCTGTTACAACATCAGAAGAGATTTGAATCTCATTACCCGCACCGTTAGTGTTGTCGCCCATATTGATGACAGCACCGCCGTAGGTATTTGTACCGCCCGACATTGCAGAACCACCGAATCGACTGGTAGTTTCACGCGCACCTGCAATCACTGTGTGGATCAGGTTCTTGTCAGCCGTGTAGGCCAACTGTCGTCCGATTTCAGTGCTGTAAATACTGCGAACCTCATAGTGATTCTTGGCCTCATCAATATCAGCAATGAATGCTGAGGAGGTCAGAACACCGTCAATCGAGATCGTTCGCTCGTTGTGCTTGACGTTGGACAGGTACATGTTCCCAGTATCCTGCTCATCAGCGAACAAACTGTCGCCGGGAGTGTGATACTTAGCCTCAGCCACGCCCGTCACCGGGAACTGAGCCGACTTACCACTGGTAATCGTGCGAACACGACTCAGTGGCAGCATCATGTTGTTTGCTTCAAATGTAGTGAGAACCTCACCACTGAAGACTTTCAGGAAAAGTGCATCATAATCGGTTCCAGTATTATTAACTAGACCCAACCGTGACGGATCTACGCCTTCATAAGCCATTTTGGTTTCTCCGTATTATGACTTTGATTTATTAGGGATACAAAGTCGGGACGGTTAGAAGCTCAGACTTCAAGGTTGTCCTCAGCAGAGGGCCAAGAATCTATTGATTCTCAACGTCACCAAATCCCACACTCCTCCCTAAGAGAGTGGGATAACAATCATTTAACTCGCACTTGTAGCTGAAGTGTTGCTGACTTTGATAGCAGCATCCATACCAGCGTTGTACGACTTTTCTTTTTCTTTAGCCAGAGCTTTAGTAGCTCCCGGCTTGTTCAAGAACAGCCCTGTAACAAGACTGAGTCCTGTAAGAAGGAAGGCCCCGCCGGGCAAAGCCGACAGGGGTCCTTGGGCCGATTCTGCTCCAACATTTACTGCTGAGGAAAGCATCCCCCAGATGAAATTAGATTCGTCAATGTTGGCTTGGAATTGAGCGGTATTAGATTCCACATAGTGGACCCACGAATCCCAAGTATATACCGATTCATTAAGACTGACTTGAGAGGGGACCGCAAGTGACTGGCGGACGCCTGTAGGCACATCAACCTTCACCATGTCCCCTAGAGAGCATCCTGAGGCGAGTAGAAGGCCCACAGCAAGAGCTGCTGTAATGCCACCGATCATCAAGCCGTTTTTGTTTTCGTTAATCCAGTCACGCATGATGTCCCTCACAGGATGTTGGAGTTATTCAATCGCGTTTCAATATCTTGACGATACGCTGCGTCTTTCGCATACCGTGGATCTTTCATGGCTTCTGTCAACTCTGCAAGGGAGCGGAAGCCGCTTCCCGAGAACTCAGAACTGGTGCTGCCTTGAAGCAGATCTCTGGGAGCATTTCCAGCAGCCGTCCAACGACTGTGGAGGCTACGAATTGCAAACATCATTTCGTCAGGATTGCCTTTAGATACAGCGTTATTAAACGCCTCTTGCTCACCCTCAGGTAGGTTTTCAGCAGCCCAGCTAGTCATTTCGTTATATGACTCTTCTCCACCTACTTCACTGTAGATGCCGTCAAAGTGATTCTTGAGAACAGCTTGTTGACCTGAGATATAAGCGTCTACATATTCGCGGGGAATTCCCATATCAACAATAGCTTTGCGGGATTCCTCAGAAACGTCACCTGTTTCAAAGAACTCGGTGGAATACTCATTCAAAGACTCGGTTGAAATTGGGCCAGAAACATCATTAACCTCTTCAACGCCCTCTTCTCCGCTTTCGTCACCCTGTCGAGACTGGGTGTAGGCGGCTTCCAATTCGGAATAGGCTTGTGCAAAGTCTTCTGCACTGTTGAATTTCTCAGGCAACCATTCGGGTCGTTCCTGAACCGGCTCTTCGATCTGTTGAGTTTCTTCCGATTGTTCAAGGTTCGCCAAGTCCTCCTCGGAAAATGCTTCCGTTGGTTGGTCTTTAACTACTTCAACTTTTTGATAATCAGCCATTTAGCTACTCCATCTGGGCTTGTTGTGCTATTGCATTAACAGCATTAGGACCCAGTGACTGGGTAGCGACCTTCATGGCCTCTGCTTGCTGTTGTTGCTGCATCATACCAGCCACTTCTTCCTCGGAGCGTATAAGGCCGTCAGTATCAATACCAAGGGCAGACGCTCTTCGGGACATGTATTCACTCATATTGACGTACTGAGACAGGCCCTCCGGTCCAAGCATCTGAGCAATACCTTGAAGGTAGATATCCAGACGGTTGAGATCGTTGCCTCGTCCAAGAGCTTCAATACCAGTAACAATAGCAGGAGTCACCTTATCCTTAGGGATCTTAGGCAGCTTCTTCTGCTTTTCCATTCGTTGCATTATTCGATTTACCAAAGGTAGCTGGAACTCCTGACTAAGCACAGAGTAAATACCACCCAACTGTCGCTCAATAGACTGAGTAACCAGCCTTACTTCTTCGGCTGTGACTCGATCCGCATTACGAATAGTTGACTCGGTGAGGAGGAACGCATACGAAAGACGCTCCCCAATTTGCTGCATCGCACTGAGAGACACAGAGAAATCTTGGGCCTTCTGAGTTTGTAGTACGCTAACATCGGCTGCACTTCCCTCTCTAATTGCCCCATTTGGGCTTTCTGCAAGAGTCTTTGCTCTGGTGGTTCCATTTGGATTGACCAAGAACAACACCTTGGAAGATGCTGCCGCACCCTCCACAATAGCTTTAGTTAGTCCCTCAAGGCTGATGAGGTCACCTAAATACTGCTCCACATATCCACGACCGTAAGACTCTCCATCTACCCGCAGCATTCTAAGAGCGATAAATGGGGATTGGTCTTTGGAGTAAGTTGCTCGGGTTTCTTCGACTATTTTCCCGTATATCTCTTGAACAACCTCAACTTTACCGTCTTCTTTCATTGTCTGAGCGGTATAGATATCACAGGTTTGAGATGGGTCCCCTGACTTGTGTTGAGCGTACTCTTTCAAATCCTCTGGCAGCATCTCGGGAGATACCGTTTCTTTCAGAATGATCATTCGAGCGTTGCCCATTGGATCGCGTTTAATCACATAACGATCAAGATGAATAACCCGCATGGGACCTTTATCAGGCAGATATAGGAGAGCATTTCCGGTCACGACGAGATGCCGCAGGGCCTCAAAGGTCGCCACGCGGATGTTATTCAGCTCAATCTCCCGTGCCACGGATCTCTCGATCTCTGCCAGTGACTTTTCAACCTCTGTAAGAATAGAGGGATCTAGTTGGTCCATCTTGCGTTTTTCTTCTTCATCTACTACTAGACGGAAGAAAGGAGCGTTAGGGGGCAACAACGACAACAGCAATGCTGAAGCTAGGTTGTTGACCCCCCGTGCGCCTGTGGATTGATATGGAGTTGGAAATTTACGGGAAGCGTTGTGGCCGTCGTCCGGCATGATAGTAGGAATTGTAATACGAGACGCTTCTCTACCTCTTTCAAGGTAAGGAGACCGTTGGGTCTCGCACTTTGAGTATTCGCCTGCAATGCTTCCAGTTCCGTATGCCATCAGTAGTTTATCCGTTCAATAGTCAATCCAGCTTTGCCTTCAGCACTTGACTTTCGAGTTTTAGCTCGCCTCTGCTTTTTAGAGGCAGGAGAAGTCTGCCGCTGATACGCCTTAGGAGGATCTGGAATGTTGATGTTTAACCCTTCAAAGGGGTTGATTGGAGGAGGTGGTGGTGGAGTGGGCGCAGCTGGAGCGGGGGTTGTAGTACTAGTTTTAGGCTGAATAGTCGCAGGCGTGAGGACATTTCCATACCGATCCCGTGTAGGTCCATACCCAGCAGGTCCCGGTCCTCCGCGTTGCATGCCAAACCCGACGTTATAACCTCTCATCCGCTCTCTACTTCGAAGTCCACGGCTGCTGTTTTCAATCATCGCCTGAGCGGCTGCATCACTCAACCCTGCTGCAACACCTTTTCTGGCACTCTGCAAAACATTTCCGTGACTCCTCCAATCATGCTCCCTTTCAGGGTCATAACCGTAATAAGTATTGGAAGTCCAACCCGGAGATGTGTGCTGGAAAAGTCCGCGATTTCCACCACCGCCGCCTCCGCCGCCTCCGCCCATCATGCACATGATCATGTACTCCTTAGCTGGATCTCTCTTTGATCTTTAAATTCTTCTTTTAAATACCGGACAACAGATCGCTGACCAGCGTAAAACATTACTTGAGCTATATCCCAATCTAATTCGGCACACCGCTCAGGCCATTTTTCGTCCATAGCTTCCAGAAGATCCTCTGGAATGAGGGGGATTGGTTTCGTTTTCATCCCTTGTAGTCACCCTTTTCTGAATCTGAATATGAATACAATAAAATGCAGTAGTTAATCAGGTCAAGAATAGTGTCTTTAAGGGCCTCATCCTTGGTCTTGAATGAGCCATTGTGGACAAAGGTAATTAGGCGAGACAGCTTGTCCGTCATCCGAACCATAAACCCGGTCTTGGTATCTGTAATTCCCAGTCTCTCTACTCTTGTGAAGTTCAGGAAGGGGTCGCTAGAGTCTTTCCCGCCGCTGTAGTCATGGTTCTTAGCCTCCATCAAAGCCCTAGCTTCTTGGCAGAGCTTTCCGTGCATTGCAAGCAAATCTTCTCTATTCATGGATTCCACAGGTTTACCTCTTTTGTATTTGTGTTGTACTCGCCGTATCTGAGAATTCTAGCTACTCTGGCCTGCACAAGAGCTTCTTCAGGAGAGAGTCCGGCCCCATCGAAAGCCTCTAAGACTGCTCCCCAGCAGGGGTAATCAAGGACTCTGGCGGCTCTTCTAGGGCCAATACCGGGACACCCGCTGTAACCATCTACAGGATCGCCCGTAAGCGTTTGGAATAAGTGGTTGTAATCAGCTTGATCTTGGCTGACTTCGCACACTCCTTCATAAGGCTTGCGAGGGTTATAGTGGAGTCCCGGTATTGTCTTCAAATCTTTGTCGATTGTGACAATTACTCGCTCCCCTTCGATCTTCGCAATACCCGGTTCACCAGCCAACAAACCCAGAACGTCATCTGCTTCCAAGTTGTGGAACTGAAATGTGCGATACGTTTCATTTGAATACTCCTTAAGAGCCTTGAATGTCATCGGCTTCCGATGCTTCTTTCGGTGGAGCTTGTAGCTAGGAAGTACTTCCTTCCTCCAGTTTTCACTGCCAGACATGGCAATGATTACTTTAGATGCCCCCACCTCTTCTTTAACCCGGTCGATCCAACAGTCGTATTTCTGTTTGGCTTCTCTTAGGTCACAGTGGTATGTCCAAATATCGTCTCCCCAATCTGTAGCTCTTTCACATCCAGTACAGATTTCGTAGAGAACAATATCCCCGTCAATTAGAATCGTCGTCATCAGGAGTGCCTCCCGCTTGCACAGCTATTCGACCTAGCTCAATGAGTCCTACACAAGAATGATATGATCCGGTAAAACACACTGTTATATCTTCAGTTTCTTCGGTTCTCTTTGCACAGCCTAAGAAAACCATTTCATCGAATCGAGATTGAAGTTCTTTGATCATCTCATCAGATTGAACGTATGTCAAATCGGTCATATCTATTTCCTCTTAAGACGGGTAAGACGTTGTTTCAGGGACTCTCGCATCGCTGAGTTCGGTGGGTATCTTACCAAAGCAATTAAGACTTCTGCTTGGTACGCCTTTTCAGTTAGGTATGGAATCAACGTCTTGCATAGGTTTACCGCATTAGTCCCGTATATCGCCCACCTAAACACGACGTTTCCTGAATTTGTTTTTCTCTTTAAGACAGAGCAGGTCCCTCCGCATATGTCATAAAGAGCTTGAGCGGTCTCCTTAGCAGTCGTATCCACCCCAATGGTGGGGGAGTTGTGCCACCTAAAGCACCCCTCCCCGTCCAGTATTCCAGCTACATAAGCCAGATCAGTGGGTTTCTGCCCAGTTTCTTCCGATTTTATAGTCTCCGTCGAGGGGGCATCGGAACTTGAGTTCCTCACCGGCCTCACACATTGACTGTACTGCAAGCCTTCCGACATCTTCCGCTATCTCCGTGCGTACTTGAAGTTGGATTTCGTCATGAATATGAGCCACCTGTAAAACGTCTTTATCCCATCCATGAGATCTGAGTTTCCTGTGAAGGATACAAGTAGCTAATTTCATTGCAATAGCACCTGCCGATTGTAGCAGGGTATTTAAAGCCGAGTGCTGTGACCTGATACGCAGGTGTCGGCCATCAATAGCTTTAAGGTAATTACGGCTTTGAAGAGAGAGCTTGATGCCGCTCTGAAGCCGCTCAATAGCTGGCATCTTCTTAAGGAACTTGCTTCTCATTCGAGACCCTTCGACCCGGCCTCCATCAACAATAGATCCGAGCTTTGCATCCCCAGCACCATAAAGGAAAGCATATATAAACGTCTTAGCGTCATTGCGAGACTCAAGCCCCGCCGCCATCCTATTGGCTTCGTGTATGTCGCCCTCAAGAATCTCTTTAACGTATTTACCTCCGTCAAATTTGTAAGTGTAGTGGGCCAAGCACCTAAGCTCTAGTCCTTTCATATCTACACCAACAAGAACATGATTAGGAGGAGCAATAAACAGCTCCCTACACTCGGTTCCCCACAAAGCTCCCACCCGTGGGACTTGAGCGATGTTGGGACTGCTGTGGGTGCAGCGGGAGGTCACAGCTCCACAGGGGTTGACCCTACCGTGGATGCGGCCATCCTGTTCCACCCTAAGCCACGCCTCCCTGCCGTCAGCTAGTTGGCCCAGCCTTTTAATAATTGTCAAATATCTGACTAGAACCTTAGCTTCAGGGTATTCAAGTTGGCTAAGAACAGACTCATCAACTTTAGGTCGCCCTTCTCCTGTGAACTCCTCTGGCTGCCACCCATACTTCTTGATCAAGTTGTTGGCAATTTGAACTCGGGATGAAGGGTTGAAAGGGGTCTCTTTGTATTTAGGCTTGCCCCTGAGAAGTCTAGATCTAATTGCAACAGGAGCGTCCCCTTTCAATGTGTATTGAACATCATCAATCGGGTCCACATAGAACTGAGGAGTCTTCATCTCCACCCTGACTGGAGGAAACAGATTCTTCAAGGACCGCTGGATAGAATCCTTCTCTGCTAGTAGTTCTGAGTGCAGCTCTCTAGCGGCGTCTACGTCGAAAGCGAATCCGTTGGTCTCTTGTTCTTGTACGACCTGAGCGAATTCGTGTTCCAGCATCGTCGAAAAATCCGAAGGCTTCTCTTCCTCGATCTTATTCCACAGAGCTTTGGTTACCTCTACATCCTGACAGCAGTACTGCCCCATCTCTTCAGTGAACACTTCCCAGTCTGTTGTCTCACCGAAATCTCCTTTCAACATCCCAAGCCTGTAGCCCCAAGACTTCAGGGAGTGACGGCCAGCGAGGTTCTTAGGAAACTCAGGAGCCTGCCAGTCCTCTCTCTGGATGTCAGGCCACAGCATTCGGGACATTACCAAAGTGTCTCTGACGCAGCCCTCAGGCTTCCACTCAGGGTACAGCCTCTGGATGGCTGGAATATCAAACGATTGTATGTTGTGTCCTACGATTACGTCAGCAAGTCTGAGGCGTTCAAGGGCCTCATCTATTGGAACAAGAACAGCGTCGGTAGTGGGTGTAGCAAGAGATATGCAGTGAATTGTCTTCAGTCCAAGTAAAGTCCTGAAGTTTTTAATAGCGTTCGTCTCGATGTCAAATATAACAATGTCCATTACCCGTTAGCCTCCCAGCTAGTTGTGTTTTCTTCTGCCTCTTCAAGAACATGGCCTAAGCCTTTCTCGATTAACCAGTCTCTTATTACTGGATCTTCGCACAATCTTCCTCGTAGTTTGACAATAGTGTGTCTGAAGTGGTTCTTGAGAACCTGTCTACTGACTGGTTGTCCCTCCTCTTCACTCAACCACCCAGCAATCGAGTCCCAAGAAACGGGCGTACCCTTCCACTCCAGACCACACATACCTTTACCTTCTCTTTCAAGAAGGCCCGCGAGCTTCATCTGACTCATACAGGAACCTCTACTACATCTGGGGCCTCCCACTCAACGAGTCGGCCACTGTCTCGAACGTACTCAAGCGTCGTAGTCAAACCACAATCTCCAGTGTAGCGGTTCTTAAGAACCCTTAGCTGCAAGAGATTTGCCATAGCATCGTCCTGCTGATTCCGCTCACAACCAATAACCATGTCAGATAACTGTGCAATAGCGTGACTTCCCCTGAGCTGTGCCAAGGAGGTCTGACCGCCTTCCTCATGAGATCGACCGTCCGGTCTCCTGAGGTGGCTAACGAGAACAAGATGGATCCCGGTTTCCTCCACCAAACTGCGGAGACGGGTCATCGTGTTGTCGATCATCCGACGCTCGTCCCCAGACTCCAAGGCACTGACGACGATGGAGAGGTGGTCAAGGAAGATATATTTACAATCCATTGCTCTTGCCATATACCGAATCTGCAAGAGCAGGTTACTGGGATCAATAGATCCGAAGTGATCATAGAGAACCATACGACCGCTGCCAATAGTGTTCTCAAATGCCTCTCGCTTCTGCTCTTTGGAGACGTTCTCCCGGCCCCAGAAGTGTGGAGGGCAGTTCATATACAAGCCCATAATGCACTCAGAAGTTTTCTTAATTGATTCTTCAAGAGCTACATATCCCACATTCTGTCCCATACCAATCAGATAATAAGCCAGTTCCCTAGCTACACTAGATTTGCCAATGCCTGTGCCAGCAGTCAGCGTGGTCATCTCTCCGCACCGGATGCCGTGGCACTTCTCATTGAGACCCGCCCAAGGGTAAGGAATGCTTGGCGTTGTGTCTGCATTCGCAATCAAATCCCAACACTCTTCGCCGGGGATGACGCCGTCGGGACGGAAAACCTTGGCCCCGTAGATCGCGTCAACAAGATCCTTGGTCTTCCCCTGAACCAAACACTCATTAGCGTCCTTGCATGGCAGCGAGGTAACAATCTTCGCCTTGCCGGGAGGAAGCATATTTGCAGCTTCAAGGGCTGCTGCTCTGCCCTGTTCATCCTGATCAAAGCAAAGAACGACAGACTCGTATCCCTCAAGCAGCTTCAGCGACTCTGCAACCGACTTAGCAGCAGATTTAGCTCCATTAGGAACAGAGAACACTGCCCACTTATTGTTTAGTATTTGAGACAGACTGAGGGCATCAATCTCTCCCTCCACAATCGTCGCAAATTTGCCTTCATCACGCCACAGATTCATACCAAACAAGCTGATCTTGGTGGGGTCCCCCAGCCACATGAACTTCTTGTCTTGGAACCGCAGCTTCTGGGCCTTGATGGTCCCCTGTCGGTCCTTGTAGTTGGCGACCTGAACGGGCTTACCGTTAAAGGTTCCAACTCCGTAGTCCCACAGCTTGCAGGTGTCTTCGTCGATGCCTCGCTTGTTCAGCGTTGCAATTTCATATTCAATCAAACCGGACATTTGTTGAGTCTCCTGTGTCTTAGGTTGTCCGTCTCCCCCCTCATAATAGTTACAACCGGGGGTGAAGCAATAGGCGTGTCCGTCTGTGTAGCGGGCAAGGTTATCCTTAGACCCACAACTCGGACATTCTTCGTGTCTCAAGAATCTTGTCAACCTCCATTACCTCCAACAGTATCGAACCCTCGTCCGCAAACTGCTTTGTCATTGAAGCCCACACAATCTGATCGTCATCTCTCCACACAACGTCATTAAGAACGTCAAGAGATTTGAAGTAGTTATCTACATCGCCCCGTGGAACCAATCTCTTGGTCTTCTTGGGACGAGGCACTAGGAACTTTACCGAAACCGCCAACAGCTTGTCAAGAGGGAAGCATGGCATCCACTCAACACTGTTCAGCAGGAAGTCACAGTCCCTACGAAACTCCGTATATCTCTTACCGTAGTAAACCCGCCCCGACTTTCGAGCCATCCTTGGCCTACTGGCCGGGACGGGTACTACAGGTATTTTGATTTGATAACAATGTGGGGGTTCCACATCAACAGTTACATCACCAGTCGTGATCATCCGTAGAGGTCTCGCTATCTGATACGTTCTCAGAAACCTCTACAAACCCGTCTTCCTTGCTGAAGTTCCAACGATCAGCACTAGCACCGCCTGAGTACTCGACTAGTTCTATGATTTGAACTGTCTTAAGTCGAAGCGTAATGCCCACGCCGATTGATGCCACGTTATATGGAACAACTTCTGCTCCAATCTTGAGGCGTGTTCCTCCACCAACCTTAGCCTTTGTAGGCTTCAGTTGAGAATCGAACATAATCGGTCGCTGCTCGAAGGTGCGGTCGCCTGAACCGGCAACAGCCTTCATCTTGAATTTGAACTCGACTTCACCAGTTGGTTCTCCATCAACTTCGACATCAGAGAAAGGCAGAGGGGCCATGCGAAACTTCTTGTTTGGCTGGTCCTTCTTCAGTTCTTCGTGATGCCTGTCAAGTACAGACTTGATTTCGTTAATGAGACCGTCAGCGTCTTCGCGGGGCAGTCGCAGGTTGCACCTGTACTCTCCGTTAGCGTTGAATTTGGTATCAGGCTCGTTCAGGTACGGCCACTGGGCCACACCAACGGGTGTTGTGATTTCTTTGAACTTGCTTTTACTCATTCAAGAGTCTCCTTAGTTCCAATAGTACTTTGAGTCCAAGACTTTCGTCACATCCAAACTTCCTCTGGCGGGCATTGGTGGAACCTCTACCTCAGATGGAAGTAATACGTTAATTGAATTTGCAAACAATGTCAACTGATCCTCCATAAAGATCTCCGCAGTAGCTTCACGAACAGATCGACCAAATACATCTACATTAGAGGCGTGAACATCTACCTCGTCGTGTATTGCAAACACATCAGTAACCCCCCGGTCGTAGCTCAAATTAAGAGACCTTCCAAGGATCCCCCCAAGGCCGTCCAGAGAGTGAATAAAGTTTGCAACAATAGAATTCACAGTTTTACGGCGATTTGCCTCAGATGTTGGCACGTTAATCCTGTGATTTAGTATCCGACCATTTACCAAGGTCTTCACCGCATACTTCGACTGCTTCTGGTATTCCATTTTAACAGGGAACAACTGCGGAGTCCCCCATCTAGGAATCACTTCATGTTCGATGCACAACTCAGCAACTGCCCGAAGCCAAGACAAGAGATCCAAAGCAGATCCGACAACAGATCCAATCGACTCCCAAATCTTACCTGCCAAGTAGTAACACGGCCTGTATGTCTCATCCCCAAACGGGTTATCTCGGCCTGTCTTCAGCTGGTCATAGAACCACTCCGCTGTGTACTCTCGACAGGAGAACAATGTAGAGCCGTAGCTAAGAGTCATAGTCGGCCTCTTGGTGGTTTTTCTGTCAATTCCAAAGTCAAGCCAAGTCTTGGAGTAGGGGTTTGAGGCATCCAAATATAACAACTTACGAGTACCGTCAGCCACGTTCTTGTAAGGGTCCTGAGGGGCATCTGAGTCAGTTATGTTTGCCATAGCAGCGATAACTTCGTCATACATCACCAGACCAATGATCCCAAGACCTTGATTAGTGCTGTCGATGCCCACAGGGTGGTGACTGATATGTTTCGACCCGTTTTCGTGCAGCTTGTTTATCTCATCACAGACGCAAGCAAATCCAAACGGGTTATCCGCGTCTGCCCAAACCATATTTGAAGTTGGATCAGCCCCTACAGACCTTATCAAACCTATATTTTCTTCGACAAACGCTATGCGAGCCTCAAATGGTTCTTTGTCCAGTCCCCACTTGTTTGCTGCATCTATATATAACCACCTCAAGCCGCCTTCAGTAATTGGCTTGCCTGAAGAGAACTCAAGCAACGACCTTACATACTGAGAAGCATGTGGCTGTAGCGGATGCTGCGTGTAATAACCTCTCGCCCTGCGATCCAAAGACTTTGTGTAATACAGCGTCTCGTCTTTGAACTTGGAAGCCAGCTGGAGAGCCTTAGCTACCGTAATCCTTTTAGATTTCTGTCGCTCATTCTCAAAGTGAACTTTAGCTGCTGCTCTCCTCCACTCCCTACGAGCATCCATATTTGTAGCGATATCCGAAGGCTTGTTTGGAACTGGGTCATTTTCGCTGGTGGGGAAGCCCCCGACAGGAAGATTACGTTCCCAACAGTGACGTAGGAGAGAATCAGCGAATTTGTTTATCCTGAATCCGGTCCTCTGAAGTATGTTGCAGGATTTATATATCTCCGACATAGGACTGAGTGCCAGCTCTTCCAGATAAGCGTTATCGTCCGTCTTTACCAGAGGTCTTCGAGGCATTGAAGCACTTTGGTATCCGCCAATCCACGGATTAGTCCAATCAACTGGCCTTTCCACCATAGGGAGCCACACTGGATTCAGGATCTCGTTGTAGCTGTGCGAGTCCTTCAGCCACTTAAGTAGATCGTCGCTAGGGACCACGGAGGTGTACGACTTTCCTCTAGGATCCTTGCGAGTCACTACGTCGATAACGCCTGTGGACTGCCGCATCAGCTCAATGCACGTTAGACCCACAGATATGGAGACCTTACGATCCCAAGAGTGCATGACCAAGTCGTGGTACTTCAGCGTCTTGTTGACAAATCTAGATTTGGTTTCAGCAGACTTATATTTGTCTAGGCTCCTCTGTATTTGAGTCCACAGAGAGGGGTGTTCTTCTTTGAGTTGTCTAAACCGTATTTCATGCTCCAAGATTCGACCAATGTTGTTGGCAGTGGATACGATCTTTCGTTCGGTAGAGATGCAGTCCAACACACAGCGAGCCGTGAGACCTGCTATGACATCAGCCGGGAGCATCTCCATATGTTCCAACGCTCGGTGGCGACGACCGGGAGCGGCCTTGGCGTCTTTGATCCATCTCTTAATTGCGTCCGTAAGCTCCGCTACAGAGTTAGCAAGCAAGTGCTGACCTACTGAGGTGGTGGACTCCAGATTTGTTTCCTTAGCACGGCGGACTCGCTTCCAGTACCGCTTCTGACCAAGGTCGATCATCTCTTGTTCTAGCCGCTGTTGATTATGCTTACCCATTTGGGTTCTCCAAAGTAGCAATAGCATCCACCAAATTACTCGGGGCAAGATGACTATAACGCATTGTTGTCCTGATGTCGTTGTGTCCTGCCAGTTCTTTTACGGCAACAATAGGAACGCCATTCTGAACAAGTCTAGAGATGAACGTATGTCTACAGGTATGGAAGATTGCGGAGACATCCTGTTCTGATGGGCAGCATTTTTTGAAACACGCAGCAGCGTAATCCATTTGAGGCCCTGTAAAGTCGAAGGGCCGGATTTCCCCTTGCTCAAGTCGAGACTTCAGCACAGCAGTGACTCGGACGGTCGCAGGGACCAACCTTGTGATAGACGATTTGATCCGCTCGGGGTCGGCCAACGTCAACGTCCGTTGCTCTAGATCCACATCCTCCCACTCCAGACTGAGGACCTCCCCCCGCCGCATCCCGGTGTCTATGAGGACGATGAAGAAGTCCCTGAGATCTGGGTCATCCATACGCTCCAACATCTCCTGCTCCTCCTCTCTACTGTAGTACTTGATGCGACCACGGGGTTCCCGCTGCTTGGTCAACTCTAATTTACGTTCGATAAGACCATAGCGATGAGCGTATCTGAACACCTTACTGACTATGGCTAGTTTTCTATTTACGGTTGCTGGCTTATTGCCTTGACGTTCCAAATACAACTTGAACTGGTCAATGGCATACGAATCAATGCTTGAGATCTCTGTGTCATCACCGAAATAGGAGCAAGTAAGACGCATGACGCTATAGGTAGCGTTTGCAGCCTTCTGCTTCGACCATTCCAGCTTCCAAATGTGTTCCGCCATGCCTCCAAACGTCGCAGGGACCCCAGATCGGTGGTTCTTCGCCTCTACAGGGAGGGGACCACCAGAAATAAGAGCCGCCTTGCATTCCAACTCAAAAACCTGCGCTTCGTCCAGTTTCCTGAACGTCTTGCGTATCCTTCGGCCATCTTTGGTGACCGAGACCTGCCACGATTTACCGCGTTGAGTGATTGGCATTATTTACCCTTTTTCTTTTTCTTGAACCTCGCCTTGGGATTAGGGCGAGACTTTGACCTGTCCTTGGGGGTGACAGCCGTGGCGATGTTGCCCTGTACTCTTTGACTGATCTGTATCATGTATTATTCTCCGGGTTGAGTGATTGGCATCAGTAAAGCCTTATAACCTCGATGGTACATCTCTGCGCCCCGAGCTTTCTTTCTTTATTGGCTGCGGCCCAAGCGTTTCGCTCCGCACCTTCCTCAGTGCGTGAATAGCCAGAAGCCGTTCTGTCGTAATGGTTCAAATCCCACCGGCTTTTCCACTCAGCTTTCCACGCATATTTATATTTGAATCTGAACATCTGAATCTCCATAAAAGGAGTCCCGACCAACGGTGGAAATATCACCGAAGGCCGGGACGACATGAGATCTAGGAATCACCAATCAGCTGGGCTGTTGGCGGACTGTAGCAAGTTGCTACAACTTTCTTCGCCGTACCGCTTGGCAATAATGGAATCGAGTCGAGAGAACCGTGTTCCCTGAGTCATCACATTAGCACCTCGGTCGTTGCTTGTAAAGGCGTTCTCAGCTGACCACAGATTGCGGTCCTTGAACTCTACATGCTCCGGGTTATGCCAATGCTCCATAACACGCTCGATAGCAGCCCAACCAATGACCTTGTCCTTGGCAGCTTCGACGCACAGATACCGCATGTCATCGTCAGTGACCTCGACCTGCTTGCGGTTCTCGATACGGCCAGCTTCCTCCGTCGCCATAGTGTGTAGGTTGCCAATCGCCTTCTGAACCATGATCTGAAGACGCTCAAATTGTCCGTCGTAATCGCGGTCGATGCCCTTGGTGTGCTTCTTGCGCATACGGCTGTCGATCTTAGACAGGACCATACCGTTAGAGCAGATCAAAACACGGCGTGCCAACAAGATCTCGTTGGAACAGGACATGTCGTAGCTGTTGTTGCCGCCGACTTCCCAGCTAAGACCGGGGATGTCAGGAAGCAAAGGGTGCTTGACACCCCACAGGCTCAGGAATCGCCCACGTTCTGGAAGATCGTTGATCTTTGGGTTGCCGTTGCTGTCCTTGGGTACACGGGATTTGCACGCATAATGCACGCCCTCTGAAGCGACGAAGCCCTGCTTGTCCAGCTCACGCTCAATGAGACTGATGTACTGCTCATGTGGGAACGCTCGGTACGAGTCAGGAACCTGAACAGGAACACGGATGTTGCCGACCTGCTTGGGAGTCAGTGGATCTCCCCAGTTCTTGGGGTCGAATACGGTAGGTTTGTTTGGAATAGAGACCACGTTGGCCCTCCTATGTGTAGCAAGTTGCTACGGTTGAATAAAACATATTGTGCGTGATCAAAGTATGCGCACCCCACTCAGCGAAGAGAGTCCTATTTCAAAAGACTGTTGGGGTCAGTGACCTCAGCCTTTATCCCAGCCTTGACGAGGTGCGTCACAAGGTCACACAAGGTCGGCTTTGCATGTGGCAGTCCGAGAGCTTCCAACTGCTTGGAAGTACGGGCCTGCATCAACCGAAGCTGCTGATCAGTCTTCGGGTCCAAACGAACATAGATCCCCTTATTGGGGCCGCTGGCGGAAGTGCTCTGTCGGCTCATCCGTCTTCTCCTTTAGTGTCATTCAATTCAATTTCGATACGGTTTGCAGTTTCAAGTGCAACCTCAGGAACCCTGCTGTTGATCTGCTCCATAGCGAGATCCCTGAGTTGTTCCGTCATATCTCGATTCTTCGTCCTCAAGTCAGCAATATCACATTGTGACTGCTCAATGCCTTTCTTCAGAATCTGAAGAATAGCCCCAGATGCCGTAGACTGAAACATGTTGCGAACCATGTCGTATACAGCTTCACTGCTGGAGATGTGATCCTCCAAGATGCAATGCACACAGTCATTGACCGCAGTCTCGACATCGCCAGTGAAATCATGGTCGGAGATAGCATCGCTGATTATTGAAGAGAAATCATATCCGTCAATAGCGGTTTCGACTTCCGATTCAATGTAGCGTTCAATAACGTACCCAATATCGCTGCTCATTTCTGAGTCTCCCTGTCTATTCTTTTGAATTCGGAAAGAACCCACTTCGGGTCTTCCCAGCGTCTCCCCTTGATGGGTTCAGTCTGATATGAAACTACAAGCATAAAGGCCAGCTCCATTTCGGTATACATGAACATGTCATCAGGGTCGTTGAGACATTGTTTGATTGTGTCTTGAGCATCCTTGAGCCATCCTAGCTCTAACATGCCTCGTATTTCAGTCATCCTGTCGGACCACTCGGTCCTTGTCGGTACTTGCAGCTGAGACTCCTTCCTCACTGTAGCAACTTGCTACAAAGTGTTTTGCTCCACGCCCATGAACGGTGATGGCGATGTTCGGTATAGGCTTGCTGCGATCAGCCATAGCACCAGAACACAACCCGCAACGATCACAGGTAGTCAACTTCCCAGCCTCCGGTGAAGCTGGACACATGATTTCATCTGGCTCCAGTGTCTGGTCAGATGTGATACAACGAAATGTCCGCCAGCCCGCAGCTTGCGCATCTCTTATATCTTCCGTATTATCGCATGATGCCATGCAAAAGTCAAGCAGTGCGGGGTCCATCGTCCTCCACTGATGCGTGTAGCCTGTAGTCCCAGAAGCCTTGCGGATCAGGGACCGCCACACATCCGCAGGGACCATCGCCGGGTCGCCGTAAGCACCAAGGCGGATCTTGTGACCAGCACAGATATCGCCAGCTTCCTCTGGAGTGACGAAATCGTACTTGCCATCGTGGAAGGCCCGCCAGACAGCGGAGGGACCCATGATGTTGACATAACAAACCCGTTTGCCGTCCTTCGGCCTGAGGTCACAGTTACCGCAGATGGATTTGTCTTCCCCAGTGTCCAGAGCGACCGCAGGGTGGACATCTCTCCTGAGGATCCATGTCTGGAGCATGGGACCAGTCTTCGGATTCCGAGAGGGACCATTGAGTCCTGTGACGACCACGATGATGGGTTCATCGTCCCACAGACTGTGACTGTCGTATATGACGATATTTCTAGGCATTGGAGTCTCCACAAATAACGTAAACAACAGCAACTAGGCTGAAACATATAACAACCCAAGAAGCCCCCAGTAAAACAGTTTCATAGTTCATGGCTCACTCCCTGTAGCGGTCTGCAAACACCGCACGAAACAGATATGAGATTCCTAGAATTAGAAGAACCAACTGAAACAAGACAACGAGAGTAGAAACAATCATTCATCTACCCCCCATACGCCGCAGGTGATCCAGATATGCCTGACGGTCGCCGGGAACCTTAGAGCCAGCGACATCAGCCCAGTGACGCCCCCAGTAGTTCTCAACTCTGGGCAGCCTTCTGCCTGTCTGCTTCGTGTACTCGTCCCGAGTCTCCCAATCAGTGGGAATCAGACGCCCAGCCACAGTTTCCGCGACTCTCCATGCAATCTGAGCTGGAGTGAATGTGTGAAATTTCTTCTTACTCATTTCATCAATCTCCTGTAGCAACTTGCTACAAATGAAATGTAGGAGTGAGGAGCCACTACACCGTGGACTCCCCACCCCCACCAACCAAAGGATCAGTTATATACGCGGACGTAATCGCCACCGGGACCGATCTTGACCAGAGGCGGAACCTCTCCATCCTGCTCCTTGAGATCATTCTTGATTCGCTCAAGAGCTGAATGCTTGTAAGAGAGATTCATATCCAGATTGTCACTCAAGGCGTCTTTGAAGTCTTCAGGTTCAAACGTGTACCAAGGCTGAGGACAGTCAGAGGGATCGACAGCCCAAACCATACCGTGCGCGTCTATTTTGGCATGGATCAAGACGAAGTTGTTATCGACCAACTTAGGGACCAGAATGAATGGCTCATTATCAGCCCAGAAGGCTCGGTTGAGACGAGCTTGAATAGCCCTAAGGACTGACGGATGGATCATCTCTGGTGTTCTTCGGTTGTCCCGGCAGATGTCGATGATTGCTTGCCACTCTGAATCTAAAACAGCTTGAACGCTGAAGCTGTAGAACTCAGAAACATAAGGTATTGAAAGTCTCATGTTGAAGACTCCTTTGGGTTGTTGTAGCAACTTGCTACGGTTTTGATGTAATTCGATACGGACTGTTCAATCTCTTCATAACCACGAACTTCATAAACAGGCATCCAAGACTCGACTTCTTTTGTTTCCTCGTTACAGAAGAAAATCATGGTTTCCCAGCCGCCGTGATCAAATGCAATAATCCGAGAAACCATTACATGGTGGTCGGCATCTATAGCTCCCTGAACGGTGATGCTGTAGTAACAACGATGGCCGTGGGCATCTAAATACCCTACCCTCTCGACCTCCCCAATCTTGTGGGCAGTCACTTTGACATTCATATGTGAGTCCTTCAGTGTTCTGTAGCAACTTGCTACACCAGTGATGGACGCCGGAGACCTTCCCCGACGTCACAGGCATATTGTACCATACATATATAACATGTCAAGAGGTACGACGACCTCGGCGGCGACCAGCGATGTCTATCACCCCTCCCCGGTGAATACCGTCTATCACCCTGAACCAGATCAATGGAAGCCGAATGGCCGTCTATCACGCCGGGCCGGGCTGGCACAAAAAAACCCCAACCCTCCGAAGAGGGCCGGGGCTTGTTCAAGTTTGATTCGGATCACTTCTTAGCAGTGGCTTCCTTGGTTCTCTCCAGCTGTTCTTTTCTCGCCTTGCGACATGCGGTCTTGTTCAGCAGTGGACTGGCCAGCAGGGTCTCGAAGTCCTCTGGAGACATCTTCGCCATGAGCTGCTGTACGCTCAGGAGTCTCTCTTGCGCCTTCACCAAAGTGGATTTGGTTGTGCTACTTGTTTGTGCCTTGTCGCTGCCCTCTTCAGAAGCAGCCACAACTGCCTCGGAATCCTCTGTATTGACGCCTCGATCATCGATCTGGCATGCCTTCTTCGCAGCGTCCATAGCCGTCCAACCCTGATTGATCAGCACGTTATATGCCCTCAGTCGAGCGTGAAGCTGTTCACTGACAGCCATTTCCGGGCCTGCTTCCTTGATCTTCTGGCCCGCATCCGGCTCACCCTTCTGCCAGATCAGATTGGCTTTCAGGATCTTCGCGGCACCGATGGAATCGACGGGGTCGATCTTCACATGCTCGACAGCTGCCTTGTTGACGATGCCGAGATATACAGCATTGAAAGCGGATGGCCCCATCTTCGGATCCTTGCGGAACCATTCGGAAATGGACTTGAAACCAGTCTTCTCGATGATGGCCTCCGTGTTGGCTTCCTCATCGAACCAGATCAGATTCACCAGATCCGCGGCGCAAATCATGGCCTGCTTTCGGAGAGCAGTGACTGCCGTATAGATGGCTTCGATTCGCTCGTTGATGCTTGTTGTTGTCTTGGTTGCCATTGTTCGTATCCTTCCAGTGTCGTGTAGCAACTTGCTACGGTTTGAGATCAGGCCGGAACCGTCGGTCCCCGTCGCCTGATGTCTATATCGACCATTATGCATATTTACTTGAACCTGTCAACAACTAAATATGAAACAGCCATAACTATATACAGATCCACAGTTTACGACTTATCCACATATAAACTGTTGATTCACAATAGTTTAGGCCTAAATCGAGTTGAATAGTTTCCGAGGGTACTAGGCCATTCAAATATGGATGCCCTTAGAATGGATCCTATGGCCTCTCAAGGGTATCTCAGGATGGCCGGTGTAAGTCTTTAGATACCAAGGGTTTATGGCGGCACATAAACGCCCCGATGGACGTACAGACCGTTGCAACTTGCGACAGCTGAAACGGTCAAACCGTCCACCCATCACCATGTCGGATCCCGTGTCCGTCATGGAGGCCAGTAGCATAGAGGTATCGAGGCCATCGTGTCCGACCTTGTGCCTGATCTTCTAATGACAATGGATTGTCAATAAGAATCTGAGCCAATCCGCATGGGGGCATGGGGGGAATCGCCCGCCGACCACCCCTTTCTTAGGCTCTCAGATTTTTTCTTCTAAATACTCTGACCAGAAGATATCTGAAAGCACTCCGCAGATCCTCTCGGCTTCCTCTTCACCGTCATCA